TCAAAATATATCGGGCTGGAGAAAAGAATGGATTTAGTAATGAATATTTTAATGAAAGATTGGAGATTACTACATCACATGCCATAGAAAAATCTGTGCCAGGTAAATCTCTTAAATGGATTATAAAAGAAACTAATACAGATAAGACCATTGGTTTCTGTAGATTTGGATCTCCTACTATTAATTCTAAACCCAGAAATGATTGGTTAGGAAATGTTCCAGAGTTAAGTAGATTCAATAGACATGCCATCATGGGATTCATTATTGTTCCCACTCAACCATTTGGATTCAATTACCTTGGTGGTAAACTCTTAGCAATGTTATGTTGTTCTCATCATGCTAGAGAGACATTGAATAAGAAATATAACGCAGACATTTGTTTGTTTGAAACTACATCATTGTATGGTACAACCAAACCATCATCACAATATGATGGACTGAAACCATATATGAGATACAAGGGATTGACTGTGAGTAACTTCACACCCTTGATACATGATTCTATATTCCAAGACTTGAACAAATGGTTTACTGCTAGAAATAATGATAAGTGTTTAGTAAAAGAAGATGCTTCTAGTAGAAAACTAAAGATTCAAACAAAGATGATTTCTATTATTAAAAAATGTTTGACTAAGCCAGAAAAGATCAAACAGTTTAATGATGCCATTCTTGCTGCAAAGGATCTTACCCAACAGAAAAGATTTTATATGTCAACCTATGGATTTAAGAACTCTAGAGAAGTCATCTTAGGGGAACAAGATACTCTTATCAAAGCAGATAACTATGATAGATTTGATGTAGATCAGATAATTCTGCATTGGAAAAAGATGGCCACAAAGAGATTTGATAAACTCAAAAATGAAGGCAGACTGAGAACTAAGTTAGAAACTTGGAATACCAACCCCGATGACATTGACATTATCCGATGAGAATGAACAACCAAACTAAACTCATGTTCGCTCTAGAACATATTGCACATCTAGAAGACCTGATTGAAGGAAATGAGTGGGAGACATACTTAAGTTCTAACCTCATAACAATTAAATACGAATTAGAAAGACAACTATCACAACTAAATTATAAAAGAAATGGCGGATCTAAAAGACTGGCTGAACTCGATAAACTTGACTAAGAAGGATATTACTGAGGAAGATCCACAGGTAATCAAGAAGTATGCTCCATTTATAATCAACAAGTGTATGTCCGCACATCTTGATTGTATCATGTTTGCTAATGAAATGAACCTAAATGGACACTTGGCAAAAGACCTTCAATATCAATTTTTCCTAAATAGTATCAGGAAAAGGAAGAGATTCTCTCCGTGGCTCCGAAAAGATAAGATCAAAAACCTTGATGTTGTCAAATCATACTATGGTTATAGTAATGAAAAAGCAATCCAAGTATTGAAAATCTTAACTAAAGAGCAGTTGGATTACATTAAAAAGCGAATTGACGTTGGAGGTACAACATGAGTGGGTTTACAGAACCTGAGATTGATTGGTCACAGGATCAAATGATCGAGGTAACTTTAAATGAACCAGATGATTTTTTGAAAGTCAGAGAAACTCTCACTAGAATTGGTGTAGCTTCTAGGAAAGAGAAGAAGATATATCAATCATGCCACATTCTTCATAAGCAAGGCAGATATTATATCGTACATTTTAAAGAACTATTCGCATTAGATGGGAAGTCCGCTAATCTTTCTATCAATGATGTTCAGCGTCGTAATAGAATCATCACTCTCTTGTCAGACTGGGGATTGATTACTATTATCAATTCAGAATTAATAACAGATGTTGCTCCTTTAAATCAAATTAAAGTTCTTTCATTCAAAGATAAAGGTGACTGGACTCTTGAGACCAAATATAATATTGGTAAGAAAAAGAAAGTAGTACAGACTTCTCCTAGTGCCTTTGTGAAATCAGGAGAGTAAATATTGCAAAGAATTATTTTTAGGATCAGTCAAGATGGAAATGTTACTGAGGAAGTGCAAGGAGTAACAAATGATACCTGTATAGATATTACAAAGAAAATAGAAGAGACTCTAGGCAAAGTCAATGCTAGGGAATTGAAACCAGAATACTATCAGAAACAAAATGTCGCACTTCACCAACATCAAAACGAAACTGAAGGATAAAGATTTCCTAATCAAAGCATTGCTTACTATTGGGTATTCTGGAACAGAAAATGTATTGTTGAAGAACCCTTCTAACCATCAACATGAAGAAGTTCAAGTTGAAATAGGAGTAACTAAGTATGATACAAGTCTGGAAGTCATGAGACCTATGACAGCTGGATTCAAAATCAATGATGATGGAGTATTTGAATTAGTTACTGAGGTTGATACTTGGCATGAATCATTACCTATCGAAAGATTTTTAGAAAAAGTAACTCAGGTATATGCAAGATTTGCTGTGGTGGAAACCGCACAGTCACAGGGGTTTACTGTAACAACCGAACAGAAAGATGTTGATAATACCATAGAGATTGTTATGGAAAAGTGGTAGTGTATTGTTAAATAGTAATGTCGCCGCAAGGGACATAAACTAAACTCGCTTACTAAGGAGAACTATGAACACACTAGCACAGTATCATGCCGCCAATTTGCCTGATCTTATGGATAAGATCACAAAGAATTCAATTGGTATGGATGATTACCTAAACTCATTCTTTAATTTTGATACGACACAGAACTACCCACCATACAACCTAATCAGCATAAACAATGTTGAGTCTAGACTAGAAATTGCACTAGCAGGGTTCAGTAAAAAGGAGATCAATGTCTATACAGAATACGGTAAACTTATAGTTGAAGGGAAAAAAGAGGCCAAAGAGGATGCTGATTATGTCCATAAAGGATTAGCTCAGAGAAACTTCACAAGAGCTTGGACATTATCGGAAGACACTGAAGTCAGAGAGGTTCAATTTAAAGATGGACTTCTTACCGTCAAACTAGGTAAAGTAATACCAGAACATCACGCTCGTAAAGACTACCTATAAATAATAGTAGTTCGAGATGGATCAACCCTCTTAACGGAGGGTTTTTTATTATGGATATTACTCAATACAAATTTTCTAATCTGCCAGGTTTAACATCTCCAATTGAACCTGTAATATATGACTGTCCATATCAAGATAAGATTGCAGATCCTTTATTGAAATGGATATACGATAATGCAAATATAAGTGTAAATGGTGAAGCATTAAAGACTAAGTTTTACACAGGGAAAGATAGAGATACACCAGAACATACCATATTAATTGATTGGATAGAAAGTGTATTGGTAGAAGCAGTGCATGAAATGTCTAGATGGACTAACTCTGCATACAATGAAAGTCCTGATTCCTCTAAAAAATTTAAGGTTGCTGATTATTGGGGTATGTATTATGATGAGGGAGGAGGTGCAGTATTGCATAATCACTGGCCATATCCTATATCATTTGGATATTATCTGAAGGCACCAGAAGGTAGTTCGCCATTAGTCATAGATAAACAATCAATACAAGTCACAGAGGGTAGATTGATAATTTTTGGTGGACATCAATCTCATGAGGTTCCAGACTCGGAGGTAGGTGGTAGATGTATGATTGCTGGTAATGTTGTGTATCTTGGAGTTGACTCTTATGATAATATGGAAACAAAATAAAATTATCCCAGAATCTCTAGAATCTATTATCTTCAAAAGAATAGAGAAGGAACATACTGATAGGGAAAAATTTTATACTTCTTTTAATTTACCCACGTTCTCTGATATAGTAGATCCTTTCTACGAAAGTATCATAGATGATATGATGAAAGACTTGGGCATGTTTGAGAGAAGCACATACTACTATAACCTATGGGTTCAGATGTACAACTCTGAAACTGATACTCATACAGCACACTCACATTTTGGTGGCACGGAAATAATATCGTTTACTCATATCATCAACTGTTCTAAACAAAAATGTTTTTATTTCCTAGGTGACGAAAAGACATATCCAGATCAAAAACGTGGAGATATAATGGCATGGCCTTCATGGTTGATGCACGGTGTAGATAAAGTGGAAGATCCATCTGTCAATAGATTGGTGGTATCGGGAAATATAGCCTTAAAAAATTATTATGGAGGAAATAGTGATACATCAGTGGTTTCAAATGACCATGGCAATGGTCATATAACATGGGACACTCTGTAGAAAATATTAAGATGTAGTGTTTAATACCTATTTGTCAGAATTTCCAAACATAAATATGTTACAGGAGGTTAAGACAAATGCTACACTTATTAGGACGAGGGCAAGCACCAGAATGGGACGAAGAGAAACACGATATAGATGAGGTCTTTGCCTTTCTGTGTTACCGTGGAGTAAACTATGCTAAGTGGGTGTTTGTAGGAGATATTTTTGAACAAAACTGGACGATGAAAAATCCAAGAGAAGAAGGTTGATAACCTTCTTTTTTTGTGGTATAATATTGGAATGATTGATTACTTATTCCCTACCTCTGTATATCAGGCAGACTTAGATACTCCTGATGATGTACATGTTGGTATGGTAAAATATATTGATAGATTTTACGATAAAAATATACAACACCTTGGATTTGCTCCAAGTTTTACTGGTGAGATATTGGGTGATTCTCAAATATCAGCAGAACCTGAGTTCTCTTGGGTAACAAAACAGCTATCAATACATCTTGAAAATTATATAGAAGAAATAGGTGCAACATTAAAACCTACTGACATTCACCCAGGCTCAGACATATATGTTCCTCAATCATGGCCAATTGTATGTGTGAATGGAGGAGGTGTTGGTTATCATAATCATTGTCAATCACATTTTAGTGCAGTCTTTTATGTAAGAACAGAGGAGAATAACAACACAGGACAGTTAATGGTACATGCTCCTCAACCAAATACATTATCTGGATTACCTATTTTTCACCAGAGGCCAACATATGCTAGTAGTAAAACAAAAAAATACAATGCGGTGCAAAATAGATTATTGATATTTCCATCTACTTTACATCATGAGGTGCTGCCGTATGGTGGTATTATTAAACGATATTCAATATCATATGATATCCTTATTACAACTAGAAAGGAGTCTGGTAATTTTTGTTTAGTAAATCCAAATAAATGGATTAAAATTTAGAGGGTTGCCAGACCCTCTTTTTTATGTCATAATATATTTGTGTTGGACGCAGCACATTGGGAGTGACTGAATAAACTTACTGGCATATAGCTGGTTAAGGTGATGAGACACAGGTGGTGCTGCACCGAGAGGTGAATCGACTTACCAGTCGGGTCTCAGGCAAAAACGTATTTACTCTGTAGTAATGCCCGTTTTTTGTTGGTACACAGGAATCCAACCTCCCCCTTTTTTAGACCTAAGATGCAACTCTATGAGTGGGGCAGATGGTCTACATGCGGATGTCGTATAAAAGTATTACGACAGGTTTCCAACTTGTAAACGATGGTGCAATACCATCCGTCCGCTTTCTAAAATATATAAGATGACCGTTAAACTTGTTCTACTAAAATCTAACGAAGAAGTTATAGCAGATGTAAAAGAACTAGTAGATGAAAACGACAAACCCATCTTTATAGTTCTTGAGAATCCCTACTCTTGTAAGTTAATCGAAGCTCCAGTTATGTTGACTGAAGGTAAAGAGGAAACTGAGACACAGTATAGTGTGCAGTATTATCCTTTTATGCCTCTATCTAATGAGAAGAAAATATCAATTGATCCTAGTTGGGTTGTTGCAATAGTAGAACCAAAACCAATGGTAAAACAATCCTATGAGGCGAAGATGAATGGAACAACAAATTAAAATACTTGCACTAACGAATGGTACGTTACTTATATCTCAGATAGAAGAAGTCGCTGCTG